ATCGAATGGTTTTGTAGAGGAACAGTACGTTGCTATGATACTTTACTTAGTTACAGCGAACTTTCAGACACAAAATGTAATGCGATGGATACTATATTAAACAAGCTCACAGGAGCTTACTATTCAACACTTCTTTTAAAGAATAAGGAGAAATTATGATTAGATTAATAGTAGATGAATATTGTGAAAACTGTCCTGAATTTTGTGCTGATGTAGAAAAAACACATGTATACACTGATGAATTACAGATCACTAACACAGTAATTATGTGCGAGCATAGAAACAGATGTAAATGCATAAAAGACATGTTGCAAAAAGAGAAAGTGAGGTAAAAATAGATGATATTTGTAATTAACAGCCTTAAATACGATACTACCAAAATGGAGTTGATATCAACAAAATGTGAATGCAAATATACAAGAACAATGATTAATATGACGCGCAGATATAGTGGGAAAAATGTAAAGATATTCAGAAGTTTAAAAAATCATTGGCTTTTGACATATGAGACAGATTATGAAAATTGTGCAGTCGCATTGTCTGAGGAAGAAGCTAAGAAATATCTTATGCGTTATGATTTAGAAGCATATGAAAAACATTTTGAAGAATTGGAGGAGGCATAGATGATTAAATTTGAGCATTTAGTTCTGGCAAGTCCAGAGCAGATGGCATTTATTGTTGAGGGCATGAGGAATCCTATGAATTCGTGGGAGAAGAGTGATAGTGACAATAGTATATTTGGATATGGGTTTCATTTAGGAGATAATGACCACTCCCTCATGCGGCGTTTATCAGATGCAGGTACAGACCATAGAAAGTTTATGAGGATGATGCCGGTGTATGTGAGAATTACAGCGCCTTTATATTGGTGGAAAGAGTTTGATACTTATAAGGTTGGTACTGTTGCGAACTCTTGCAGTACGATGCATAAGATTGCCGCTAAGGAATTTATGTTGGATGATTTTTCGATTGAGCATTTAGCTTCTCAAACAAGACAAGTTTTAGAAATTACGATAGATGATTTAAACGATTCAAGATCCATATATTTAAAAACAAAGAATAAAGGTGACTGGTGGCAGATGATTCAGCTTCTTCCGAGTAGTTATAACCAGACCAGAAATGTCATGATGAATTATGAGGTGCTGGCGAATATTTATAAGCAGCGTAAGAACCATAAGCTGGATGAATGGCGAGAATTCTGTAAGTGGATTGAAGAGCTGCCATATTCAGAGTTGATTACTGGAGGATTTAAGAATGAACAAATATAGTAAATATGCATTGTGTTTGTTAATTATTTCTGTGTGTGGAACAATATTATCTTATGCTATGAACGAGAAAATATTACTGTGCGATATTTTTGTGGCTATCAACATTCTATTGTTTCAGAAAATGGAGGATTAATTATGTTCGAATGGTTAAAAAGATATTTCATAGGAAACCAGATCCGTGTGATGGATGTGATATGTGGTTGCTGACAAGTGGAATTTCTTGCGATACTTGCATAGATGGATGTAATAAACAGAAAGTATCAGAAAAAGAACTTGTTGATTTTATGAAATATAGGGGAAGTCTTATGGACAAGGAGTGATATTTTGATAGTTACTGTAAAAGATTACGGGAAGTCTCATACAAGCTCTATAGTTTACGGATATTGTATTTGTGGACGAGAGGTACAGCACTCAACTAAAAAAACTGACGAGAAGTGTCCATTATGCGGAGCAACTCTTGAGTGGGATTTATCAGATAAGAAATTATGGCATAACGGAAAGGAGAACAAAGCAATATGACACATGATAAGTATGATACTGATATTTTAAAAACTCTAAAGTCTATAGATATGAGTTTGAAAAGTATAGCAAAAAGTTTACAGTCACCGCAAATAACAGTACCAAAAGGAAACGATAACGGAATTCTATTATGTGAAAAAGAGGAGGAAAATACCTATGACAATTAACGAATTAATACCTATCATTATACTTCTATTTGCATTTACGCCATAACAACGAGAATTTGTGATTGTTTTGAGTACGAGACTAAAATGAATGCTGTTAAAAACGTCGTAAAGGCATATACAGAAAAAGGTATTATATATGATATCGACGCTCTTGTAAATTCATTAGAAGCAAAAAATATTAAGGAGAAGTAAATGCGTATGATTAGTGGGTTCGGTTACAGAAATCCAGAAGGTTATCCGGACCCAACTGCGTATAGTGCAATAAATAATGTAGAGAAAACACCTGTAGAAAACAAAACATCATCAGAAGATGAAGAACGTTTTCACAAGCTTTTAAATACGATATTCACTATATGTGAGTTGGCTGGATTTCATATTGAAGGAAGAATTGCTATAAAAGACTGTAAAACAGGTAAAATTTGGAGGTAACGGTATGGAATACAATGATATTTTACAGGCATTATGTGATGTGTGGGAAAGAGTTAAGGAAGCTATGAGGAAATTTGTCGAACGAATGAGGGAACTTTTCGGAAGTTTATCTAAGGTTATCGAGCCTGGAAAGCCTATAAAGCCTATAAAGGTGACAGATCATCACTGTTATAGGGACTTTTACGTTCGTGCAGAGTATACATATATTCCAATATTCCGCAGAAATATGCCGTATCACAGAAGAAATTTTTAAGATTTGGAGGTAAATATAGGAGTGAACAGACGTGGAAGACCGCCTAGAGATGACGGAGAAGTGAAAAATAAGCAGTATAGATTGCGTTTGTCGGATGGTGAAGAGTCTATTTTGGATGAATTATCGACTGAATATGGTATGCCAAAGGCTGAAATTTTGAGAAGAGGACTGAGAATGCAGCATAATTTACTGAGACATACCGGGTAAATTGATAAAAATTGGCTGAATTCGTGGATATCCATTTAATCATTTTTGGTCATTTTTTGCCCACTTTTGAGAAAATAAAAACGGGCAAAGACTAAAAAATTTGGGCAAAAGTGTGAAAAACATTTAGTGGATATCCAAGTTTGGTCAAAAATTTGGGTTTTCTGCCCACTTTTTAAAACGTTTTTGTCCATAGACCGAATGCTTGCAAACCCAGTATTTATGCGGGTTCCGAATTCTTGGATATCCAACTTTGGTCAAAAACCCACTTTTTTTTCAACTCTAATGCGAAGAAAAAGTTTAATAAATATATATAATTAGCAAAAATTTTTGGGTTTTTGTCCAAGAAGGTAGCTCCAGCTCAAGAAGCGACTTTAAATTTAGTTTCAGCTATGGTATAATTTAAGAGCCACACAATCATATATTGTTAAATGTTTAAGGGAATGACTTTGGTAAAAAGTGTATTCTCTCTTTACTTGTACCCTTAGACGGAAAGCAAGATTGTGTGGCAACAATGGGAGATGCCTTTTTCGGTGCGTCTCTCAGATGGGGC